AGGGGTGATGTTTTCGAACATGTGTTCTATGAACAATATGAACAATATGGACTTGTGTCCGTGTGTGAGAAACACATACAGGGGTGATGTTTTCGAACATGTGTTCTATGAACAATATGAACAATATGGACTTGAGTCCGTGTATGGGAAACACATACAGGGGTGATGTTTGCGAACATTTGTTTATTAGTGAAATTAAAAAATAATTGTTGTCTCAAATGGTAAAATTTGTAACTGTTTGCAATTACTAATTTCATTAGTCACGTTTGGTATGACTAAATGCAATGTGATTTTCGTTCCGTCATCACTAGCATAAATATAACCAATTAAAATGGAATTTCCGCTTGAGCTTATAGCCATGCACTGTACTGGTATGGTATTCGGATATTTATTGTTTTCTAATAGCGTTGAATACTTCAAATTTCCGATAATAATATTTGAATTATTGCTAATACGGATTGTGGTGTCAAATGTTAGTACTGTGTTTTTAATCATACCAAAATAAATCACTCCATTATTAGAAAATCCATAAATTTTATTATTGCCACCATATGTGATATTATCTCCACCACTTAGTGGCTCTTCATTGTAATTAATCAACTGAACCCCCTGCCCTATGAATAAAGCGTTGCATAAATTCCTTCCGATGTTAATACATCCGGCACTGGTAGGGTGTATACCATCCGCACCAATAAGATCGTAACGATGTAAACAACATGTGCTATCTATATACCTCATTCCGTAGTTAACGGCTAACTGGTATGATCTTAATACAGTTGAAAGTAAAAGTTTTCTTTTTTCACTTGCTTTGAAAATTCCTATCATAGAAATATTAATATTAGCATTTATAAAATGCTGTTTACAATAATTTCTGAATGATAAAATGGCTGTGTTTAGGTCATTGTAAATTGTGTCAACATCATTACATCCACCACAAACTAATATGTCGGTAACATCTTCGCTATTTACATTGCCGAGGTTAATATCTTTTAACAGATCGAGAAAAGTTTTACCTGTGTTACCGGTTTTTACAAAACCGGTACCGCCAACACAATTAGTAAAACAATCAACTCCTTCTGTTAATCCCGAAAAATTTTTAAAGGGTGTAGTCCATCCACCCTTATATTCATAAGGATTTTCTCCATAGCTATCCCCAATTAAAATGAAAACACGTTTTTTAAGATTTTTAAAATAGTTATTTAAAAAAGTGTCAAAATAACCATCAGCCACTAAACTGTCAAGTTTATTGTTAATTTCGTCTTGCACATTTAAATTTTTAAAATAATCCTGCACATAGCTTTTTAAATCATTAAAAGCATCCTGCAAGCTGTCAAAATTTTTCCGCATTGCTTTCCATTGTTCTAACACCTTATTAAACTCATTCAAAAACCAGTCTTGATTAAGTTCATGAAAGTTACTATAAGGCCCTAAATTTTCCATACTCATAATATAATACCTCCTATCAATATACCATTAGACAAAAATTTTCGATAAAACTTTCTGCAATCACATCATACAGATTGAAAACAACTAAATCTCTTTCGCTCTGTATCATCTGTTGTGAAGTAGTGACACCTATATTTCCGTGCTCTCTTCCCTTTCTTGTATGCGTTCCGGTTCTTCCATCGTTTACATTTTCTTTTTCCGTATTTGTAATACTACCATTTTCTGTCGTATCTCCATCTGTGATCTGTTTCGCATGATCCGCAAGTCCAGCATTAAAAGCGGTATTCTGATCTGTTATGTTAACACTATTCATTATTTCATTTGTGCTAGTGCTTTTTATTGTGTTATCTCTAGCACTGGAAGTTGTCTCATCGTCAGTATCCGTCCAATCTACAACCCGATCATAGTTTTCGATCGGGTTGTATTCTAATACTGTCGTATCATATAACTTTTTCCAGTTAATCTGATACTTGTTACTCCATATCGTAATACGATTTTTCATATAACTAAAATCGGGATATAAAATCTCCAATTCCCTAGTTCGCATCAAAATCGCATTAATAGCAATCTCTTTCACAAGCCCCTCAGGAACATTAAACCCGTCAAACAATGTGTTATCATAGTTATATAATCCCTCAACGGTTAATAAACTCAATCATCATCACCTCCTGATGTTTTACGTGAAACATTTTCACTAGGATTGTGTCTCCAATTAACACTAACCTCAACACCAAACATTTTCATAACATCAGAACAACTTTTCTGCCATCCGTCCAACCACATTTCCATTCTAGTTGAAGTTTCCACATAATTGCTCTCAGCTTCGGAAGATATCATTCTTTCTTTCTTATCTGATCTGGCAGAGGGAATACCGACTTCAGTACAAAACAGTTCTTCCAATCTTCGCAATGTGTCCAGAACATCTCCTGCAATATAGTTCTGTCGTAAATTATTGACAAAGTAATCCCACGGTTCCTCCGTCTGATCTCCTCTCTGAATTCTCAATTTCTCATCATAGAAAACAGCTAACTCACCTCTCATGACCTGATCCATAACTTTTTTCAGACTTTCAGCTCCTGCTTTATTCCTAGCTCTGAAAACATACGCAAGTTTACTGTTCATAACGTTCATATCTAACGATTCCATAGCGATAGCCATTTCATTCGCATATCTTCCGACAAGATCCATAATCCCGCCATAGTCGGAAGTACACTTGAAAAGAACACACTGTTCACCAATCACGGGCTCAATCACACCTTTTAAAAGTGGGTTGCTAATTACTGCCTGCGCAGGTCTGTAAAAAATATTGTACCCCTTGAGCGTACACCCTTGCGGAATCACCCCAAATTTGTCGGTGTTAATGATTGCAACTGTGCCCCAACAATATAAACAATACAAAAAATAATCTTTATCCCAGTTATCCGGTACTTCCCATTTCATTACAGATATAGCTTTCTGCAATAAATACCTCTGAAAATACCAGAATAACTGAGTATTTTTGCAGTGATTAGTGCTCGGGCTTATGCTACTATTATACTGATTGATATAATTATACATCACAGGAGCACCAACACCTGTATTACATCCAAACATATATTCACCTCCTACAAATTATTAAAATAATCAAACCACGCTCTAGCATATCCGGCACGTTCCTGATGTATACTAGCAGGTCTTTCATAGTTTGCCTGAAACGCAAGTGCAAGGTAACCTGCATCTTGTGTGCTAACACTCCACTCTCTCCAACTTAAAGGGTATGCACTTGTACTATACCATTGTGGCTCGATACCCCAGTTTTTAATTCCAGAGCTTTGCTGAAACTCTGCAAAAATAACACTCAACTGTTTCTGACCATCATACCAATCATCATGACTTCCATATAATACGTCAATAACTTTATATAAATCAGTCGGCGGTGTCCACTGAACAAGCCCATGTCCAGTACCACCAATTTCAATTAATGCTGGGTTGAAGGTACTTTCTTGCTGTATATTTCCGCAAAGTCCTGCAATAGCATTTACGCTCCATCCCTGAGATTTAAAATAATTTAAAATTACAGTTGCGTTATTTATTGCTTTTTCGTTGTTTCCACACAGGTTAGCAGTGGGATTGCCAAAATACTCACTGTTTCCTCCAACCTGCCAATCACCACCAGAGAAAGACCAACGGTAACAATGTGTGTAATGAGTACCGCTCTGTATATCATACGTATTAATACTAACCTGATCTGGCAGAGGTTTTTTTGAAGTGTGCGCTCCCATAGTATGACCACCATTGTCAAGATCATGAACAATTTCTGTATGCTGATGTTCACTGCTATTAATAACAAGAATATCTCCAACATGAAAATCAAAAGTAGCAAAGTCTGTTATTATAATTTCCTCAAAACCTAAACTTTTTAAAATTCCACCCATGGAGTAAGTTGTAAAAGGCCATGCGCTCAAATTGATCTCATAACCTGCATGACCTAAACCATACCATACGAAAGATGAACAATCATAGTATGTTATGCCATTAACTGTGCGCTCATTTCTGTAGTTCTGTGAATAACCAACCGCAGGATCGTTACATTTTTCTATCCACCAATTCATTGCCTGTAATATTAATCCACCGATTCCGCCTGCTCCACCAGATCCCCAGGGATTCTGCCCTGAGTTAGCACTTGTCATAAGCGCAACGAACATTGAAATATTGCTAGCAGGAAAGCTACGCATAATATACACCCCCCTCAAGGAATTGCTTGATCTGCTCTTTTTCGTTTCGGGTTGCTCCACTCACATTGATAGCTCCATTTTCAACAACGTAATACCCAGGACTTAGCTCCTGCATTGTGCCGTTTTTCATGTAAGGCCTGCCATTATCCGCTCGGTCTTCATCCGTGATTTTATAGAATGTTTCAATAACAAAAGGTATACGTGCTATTGATAACAACGTGCCATTAACACCTCTTGTATGCACATCCGGTATTGCACTCTCAACCGCGTTCGCAACTCCTGACGCACTTCCCAAAAAATTGCCAGAAAATAAATTCCCGATACTACTTAGTAAATTACTTCCACTTTCAATAATGTTTGCCCGTAAATCACTCACCTGTATGTTAACTCCAATTTGTGCATATCCACTATATAAAGTAACACCTCCTGCGCTCACTGACATAACACCAACTCCGCTCATACAGTCAATAGTTTCGCTGACTGTTACGCTCTCAGCACTTGCAACTTTTCCTCCGTCAATATCGAACGTACCCCACGGGTCAATAGTTAACTGAATCCTGCGAAATGGCGAAGCGTTAAGAAATGTTCCACGTGAAACTTGCGGATGCTGTGAAACTGGCATTTCAAAAGACCTGCTATAAAAAGGCTTATTACCCAACTTCAACGCAGTCACATCGCAAGACCAAAAACCAAACTTAACCTCTGAAACCTGCGTACTTCCTGCGCCAACATTTTCACAAGGAAACCACATAACACTTGTCAGATATTGAAACGGATTGAACAAACATTTTAGCAAACTATCCGTGATCTGCTGACCTGAGATGTTCGCCCAATCAAGAGTAGAAAATATCTTTGAGCAAAAATCTGCAAAATTAGTGGGAATAAAAGCATAGAAATTTGTAAGTCCATCTTCTCCTACAATGCCGCACACAAAATATCCTTGATTCAGTCCATACTCAGCCACCGGAAATAAACCATCATTAACAACTGTTCTTTTCTTAACTGGTGTCGACAACGTTGGGTATAGAGTGTCCATCACATCTCCATCAAAACTCGTTGAGCTTCTGATAAAAAACAAATTACTTGCCTGTATCGTATCACGGTACGTTGCTAACACATCCACAACGCAATGTGCAATCCATGTATTGTTTCTATACTCCCAATCCTCAACCCAGTATGATCGATTAAATTCTACAATCTCACAGTAATTCCATGACGGGGCACTGCCTCCATTTCTCAGTATGATCTGTGGATTTTCAATAGAACATGGCTCATTAATATTACAGGAAACGGCGGTAACATCACCGCCGACAATTCCCGTAGAATTAACTCTTTTGCTTGCAGTTTTAAAGTTGACTGTTACCGCCATTATATATCCTCCTATTCCAGAACAAAAACAAGTCCATTCTCTGTAAGATCGTTCCAGTAACGATCTGTGAAATGATAGTAAATATTCCAGTAACCGCCTGCGCTGTTGAAAGGTGTTGTGCTACTCCACTGTTTGATAGTAGTAAGTCCCATAGCCTCCTCATCAAACAGTACGGCAAAGATGTTGCTCATTGCCTGAGCTTCACCCTGTTCAATACTTCCGTCCGGTTTCATCACACTAGGCGTTACATTAATATCCATCGGACTGTCAAGTGTCTGCCAGAAATTAACCTTTTCATTTGTCGCAATTTTGAGATACTGGTCATGGAACGTGTTACTCAGAACTGTAGTATCGGCAGTATGCAAATCTGGGCTGAAAATCATGATGTTCTGCATCTGTAAAGGAGTATGCCGTGCAATCTCTTTTCCCGTGATATTCGCATGGAATCGAGTTGTTCTCTCTGTGAAAAAGTCCATGTAAGTCATGATCTTAGCACAAGCCCATTTATAAAAACTCGGAAAATTCTCCGCTTTTCTTACATCATTAGCGGTTAACTTTGTTCCGTTCTCGGTATTGTACATCGTGAGCAACTTAACAACATGCTCTCCGGTATATCCATCTGTACTTGCTGTAACTCCTGTCTGCCAGATGTTTTTAGCACCGATATAGTTTGCCACACATGCTCTTGCCATACTTTCATGTGCCTGTTCGATCATGTCCATCGTGTTCTGAGTGTACATGCTCACGAACTGACCAAACTCATCGGGATTTCTGAAAGCCTGATCTAACTGATCCCTAAAGTACGTTCTGTGTCTCTGGAATACCTGACCGCCATAGAAATTAGTCTGTAAGACTTTACCTTTTTTGATTTTGTACATGTCGACAGCTGTGTCATCATCAAGTGGCTGTCTCTGATCGTTTTCCCAATCATCGTCCAGCATCCCCAACTTACGCACATGGTTTCCCCACTGATGTGTAGTTCTTCTCAGCCCCTTAAATTTAGCATTGTAAGGTCGTACAGAAAAAATCGTCCTGTCTAATACCTGAGAAATGCTATTCATGATTCTGTCATTTCCGACAAGTAACGCTGTCTGCGCCTGTGCCACGAAAGAACTTGTGTCCGTTGCTTTCATAGTTTCAACGCCTGTGGCCTGCTTAACGATATCATTCAGAACTGTACTGATTTGGTCAAAGCTTAATGTATTCGCCATTATTTTTCACCTCCTGTTAATCCCTCATAGTTTGGTGGATTGATAATGCTTGCAATAGCATCTTCTGTTGTGACCTGTTTCGGAACTGCGTTCTGCATCAGATTAACGTTATTACTCTGTACCGCACTTGTGAGACTTTTCAGTGCACTCAGAACATCATTCTGATCTCCGATCTGTCTTGCCTGCTGTGTCTGTGTCTGCGGATATGCCTGTGCCTGTGGCTGTGCCTGTGGCTGTGCCTGTGGCTGTGCCTGTGGAAACACCTGTGGAAACTGCTGTGTATATCCCTGTGCACCCTGCACAGGTGTCTGTGCCTGCTGATAGTTCTGTGGATAGAACTGTGGCTGTGGCTGTGGCTGTGGCTGTGGATAGAACTGTGGCTGTGGCTGTGGCTGTGGCTGTGGCTGTGGCTGTGGCTGTGGCTGTGGCTGTGGCTGTGGGGCACGCTGGGTGGCTGTGCCTGACATTGTGAGGATCTCATCTTTTGTGAATCCTGCTGTGATAAGTGTGATAAGATTATCGAGTGTCATATCTTGTAATCCCTCCTTAGATAATTTTTATGTGAAAATCCGGTGGAAATGATACCGTCATGTTCGTAAGTGACTGCATACCAGTTTCCAGAGTAGCATCCTAGGCAAATGCATTTTGTGTTTTTCGGCATTTCTGCGATAACGGTTCCGTCTGCGTTAGGCTCTGCCCTGATCATCAGAGGCTCTGTGTTCGTTGTGACGATGTACACACCTCTGATATTTTTGTTGTAGTTAATCGTCATTCTTTCTCACTCCCTGTGATGTGATCTGTGAGTTTTGTGATCGCCTGAGTATTGTTGTTGAGTGCCTCCGTCATGTTTTTCATTTCTTCCTTGTGAGCATCCGTTTCTTTCTGCCAGAGGTAGAAAGTAGCGATAAGGCAGGCGCAAGGCACACCAATGTTACTGATAAGAGTTGTTAACGAGTTAACGTCCATATTTCACCTCCATTATATATATTAGCACAACATATAATATATGTTTCACGTGAAACATTAAAGAAAGGTGAGAAATGTTTCACGTGAAACAAAACATATGCAGGCTTTGACACTCTGCATATGTGACGAAAGATTAAGTGTTACAAATTCTTGAGTTGTACATACTCATGCACATTGGATTCTTATGATCCCACGCTCCCAACGTGTCGTACGTGTGCCACGAACACTTGTCTTTCTACGAAAGACTATAGCAAATAAAAAAGGACAAGTCAATACTTGTCCTTGAAATAATTTTCAAAAAGTGATTTTGATGTGATATCCTCAAAAGTGATTTTGTTAGAAAGGTACATATCCCAGAGATACACATAGTCGCGGCGAAAAGCTTTGATATCCTTGTCAGACTGCGTGTAAGTGGGTGGGTTGCCTGAGTGGTGACGGGTAACGTATATGGTATTTTTGTTTTTCCGCTCGTAGATTGTAATAGAATCCATACGGCATAGAGGTATTAATTCTTTGATGTTTGTTGGTTTTATCCCTGTATAATCGGCAGAATAAAACTCATTGCCGAGTGCCATACGATTAAAATTTGAATCAGCTCCAGACATTTTATAGAGGGCTGTTTCTTTTTTGCGCTCTGATATAGGTGAATCGAATAGGTTAAAAAGTCCGATCCCTCTCTCCTGCATGATTGAAACTGATTGTTTTTTGATATCCATTGCAGATACTTTTTCCATTAAGTTATTCTCGATGAACATGTTACAGGATAGATTTTCTGAATTGGAAAAGAGTAAGAACTGAATAGGTTTTTCACAATCTAACTCTCTGTTTCGATTCATTGTTTCGTATGCATTTTTGAAAGCATATCCTGCATTTTCAACTTTACGTTCCCGTTTCTCTGGAATAAACTCGTCATATATTCCTATCTCTACGTCTGAAGCATCGAAACCACGTAAGTTAGCGAACGTGTTTAGAGCGATTGCATAACCTAGAATCGGGCCCGTATACACTAGTTTTCCGTTATCGTCTGTGTATGTATTGTAAAATCCTGCGACATTTTTTCCGATCGTTTTTGGATAGATCGACCATCCCTTGTCTTTGTTAAGTTTTTTAAAAGGTGACAGCTCTGGAATTTTGATTGTGTCAATCTGCGCCTGCAAGGATCGCATATACACGAAAATTTTCTTGTGTTCAATACAGTATTCGAGGCCTCCGTATGTTTTCCCCGTACCTCGTCCGCCCCATATGTAATTAAACTTTTGGCCATATCCTAAAATAGCAGGTATCGACAGATACCCGCTATTTTCGTATAACGATAACATATTATTTCTGTGGCTCTGGCATGGGGATGTTTTTCTCAGAATATCCCATGCAGGCAAGCGCACGATCCGGGGAAACCAGCGCGCAAATGAGGTAATCACGGCCTGATTTTGAAGTTCGGTGAAGAACCTCAATAAAAAACATATCTGGGACTTCTTCCATATCAGAAACACGATCAACAATATCCTCGAATGCTTCTATGAAAGTTGCTGACTGACCGGAGAATACATCTCCCGTGTTTGCGTCCTGCACTGAAACACATGTGATTTCATTTCCGCTGTTGTCAACTGTGAGATATTTCACCCACGCTCCAACACAGATAAGACCTTTGTTTTCTACGTTTTTAAGTGAAACGATTGCAGGTGACTCGATGAGTTCATACTCTGAATAAGTATCAAATTTTCCTGATGATTTAATTATAGTATACTTCTTTGCCATGATTTAGTTCTCCTTATTTTTTTTTGGTGATTTTGTGAAAGTTGCGTGCATTAAGAATACATCTGCATCCATGCCATAGATTTTAGTTTCTTCATCGTTTCGCTCCCAATCGATAACGATTCCAAAATTTCTTTTTTTGATCTCTTTGCTGATCTGATCGTCTGTGAGATTTCCAATTAAGACTAATTCTTTTGTAATCTCACATTTATTCTCTGGATCGTAGCAGATAACATTAATTTTGTTGACTGTTAACTCTCTTGTGATTTTCATGTTCTCACCTCCCTGTATTATCTATGTTACATGAATTATTATAGTACTAATATTAATTCTTGTCAAATGTTTCTTTAAATTCTTTTAAAGTTTTTGCGTCTGCCAAAATCCTTCGGTACTCATCTGTTATTCCAATAGTGTAAGTTGACGGTCTGATAACTACGTTTTGTGTAATTTTTAAAACATGATTTTCCACGGTGAAATCCCCATAAGGAACGTCATTGTACACGCTTTCAGTTCCTCCCGATCGTAAAAAGGTGAAACCAATTTTAAAGGCTTCAATTCCTCCATGTTCTTCCAACTCATCGGGTGCAAGCTTTTTATTAACTCCTGCGATTGTTGCGTGAAGTTTTCCGTCTTTAGTTCTATAGACATATTTTTTAGCACCAATGGTAGAGAATTCAGTATACGTATCCTCGAATTCATACACCCCCATATAATGTTTAACGCTATAACGATCTGTAGCGTATGCGGAATTGGATATACTTTGCTCTTTTCTCTCAGAATTGTATCTATTAAATAACTCATCAATATTATCACCTTTTACTTTTATATATTTTACTGAATCCGTATCACTGTAAACGTAACGATCTCCAACTATGTTTATACCCTCTTTCAATCGCAGACGTGCCCAGGCTGTTACCCATACACCCCATTGATAAGGCAAGAAAGCTGTTCTGTTATATTTAGTGAGTAATGTTTCACGTGAAACATTTTCATCAACTGTATATATGTTTTCAGCTGATTCTGTAAATATTAATGATTGTTTCACGGGTGATTGAACCATCATTCCATAGCCAGCATTAAGCAACGCTTTTTGAAGATTGTAGAAAAGTTCCTGTTCCACGATTCCTTTTAGCTCTGTCTTGTCGGTATAATATTTACGGAAAATGCCTTTCAACGGTTCTGGCAATGCTCCGTATTTACTCTCATAACACTCTGTTATTTCAAAATGTTTCCATTTGTACTCACGTTTCATTATCTCATAGTCAATATCAGTGATTGTTGTTTCGACATACTCAGCACTTAAAATACGCCCATTGTCAAGTGTTTCATGTGAAACATTTCTGCATTTTGAATAGGACAAATATGGTGCTCCGTAAAACTTATCAATCTGTTCAATACCTGTGATTTTACACCGGAATAATAGTGCTTTTCCTCTATCCAATTTCTTCTCTATGTCATTCTCCGTTATTGATCCGATATATACAAACCGTGTCATTGGAAAAACGCAATTTAAGACAACATCAGGATAAGATGATGACCTATCATAAGATCCAATTCCCAGAATCTTTTTTCCATCTGCACGTATCACTGTTCCTGAGTAATAACGATTAGCGTGAGTGTCTCCTCCCCGAAACGATTCTTCCAATAAGTTGAAAACATCAAGTGTTGGAAAAATGTCTTTGTGTTTCCTAGACCATCCATACATGACTTTTTTCGTTTCACGGCGAACATATCCGGTTGACGTTAAAGGTAATGTATATAAGTTATCATTTGCTAATATCATTCTTTTATACATTGCCTCCAACAGACCAACCGTGTCATTAACGCTATACTGCAATTCATAGTCTGTCAAAGGTGTCCATGGATAACGTTTTTTAGAATAATCAAAAATTTCACCAGATAATTTTTGATGTTTTACTTTCATTTTTCTTGTAAATGAATCAAGCCCCATATTAGTTTGCAGATATGAACACCTAAATTCAAAACGCTCTAACATTTCACATTTCAATATTTTTCGTGATTTAATAGCGAAAACTTCGTCCGGAGAAAATGTATATATACCGCGCAAAAATTGAAATTCATATGAAAGATTATGAACAAAAATCATGTAATACGCATAGTTATCATCATTCATAAGATTATCAAGAAATAACTCGAATTCTGACCAATTTCTTCCTATTATAGTATCGATGTGTAAATCGTCAAGAAAACAAATTGAAAACTGCCATATATACATGATAGACTGTTCAATATCTTCTAACCTAGTTGTTTCGATATCGAAAGCACACATGCAATTTTTATATCCTTTTGCTTTTTTACTTCCTTTGTTAGACCTAGTATCATGTAAACATGGTAAATTCTGTATTCTAGTATAATTATATGTATCGACAGTGTACAGATTTTCCATGTGTTACCTCCTGCGTTTACGTTTACCTGCTTTCCTTTTCTGGCGTTTCGCTTTTTCTTTCTTTGCTATTCCAGATTTCAATTTTGAAATGTTTCGGGATCCCGTTTTCAGAAATTCCTTATATAGCTCTAACATTTTGCCTGTACTCAGCTTTTCACCGTCAGAATATAAATCAACGGCAAAATCAGAATCATATATTCTATCTGATGCAAAATCTCTGAGTTGTTCCATAAAACGCCCAAAATTTAGTAAATCCTCATGCGTTTTTAACTCTGTTCCATACACATCATTGATGTGCTTCATCTGTTCTTTTTCCTTTTTTTTCAATCCTGTTACTGTGGTTCGATCTGATACTATAATAGTTGCCAGTTCAGATAACAAGTGATAGAGTTCTCTATCACTTGTTATATCTTTCAACTGTTTGTAACGTTGGATCGGTCGATCCTTTACAAGATTATTGTCCTTATAGTCAGATTTCAGTATTCTTTCATAACGTTTACGCCAGATTGACCGCAACCTAGAATACTCTTTTCTAACGTCTTTCATGTTCCACGTTAACTCAAGAGCGAGCGGTGTATAATCGTCTTTTGTTCTTATAAGACCTTGTGGTTTACTCCTCTTCAAATAAGACTTTTCTGTTGTCAATAGGGACACCTCCCTCTAATTTGTTATAGTATACAGGACGGAAATTTTCTTCAAACTTCACAACGTATTCCTGAACGACTGCCATTGCGACTGCACCGGTGTATGCCTGCACTAGCATGTAATCACATTTATATTTACACTGACTTTTACTGATGTTCGGTGTATTTAATTCTTTTATATACACTTTATACCATGATTTTTTACTGTTCATTGGTCTGCTCATTGTATAACCTCCATTTCTCTACACATCTCAGGATGTCGTCAAAACTTTTCATTGCTCCCCACATTATATAAGGCTTATGATCAAAACACTTTTTAAATTCGGAACAAATCTCTGACTGGTTACATGAATGACAAGCTTCAGTATCATTACATGTAAAACATATATCACAATAATTTTTCATTTCTTATATCCTCCTGACCATTTTGCTCCACACCATACCCCATAAGGGAAAATTAATATAGCTCCAAATCCAAACCACAAAACTGCATCCAACATTAGTACACACACCTGCTTTCTATTTCTTCTTTGATCCATTTTCGTTCCCGATAACGCCACGGGAAACACATAACCTTGTACTCTTGCAATAGCTCACGAGGTGTGAGCCATGCAAGGTAATTTTTATAGCTTTCTTCGTAGTCTGTCATCTGTTCACCTCTCTTTCATTTGATAACATTATTATATATCATTATTTGGATTTATTCAAAGTCCATATTGTTCATAGAACACATGTTCGAAAACATCACCCCTGTATGTGTTTCTCACACACGGACACAAGTCCATATTGTTCATATTGTTCATAGAACACATGTTCGAAAACATCACCCCTGTATGTGTTTCTCAC